GATATTTTGTTGTTATAGCTGGGTGTATTTACAGTATACAAATCTTCTAAAATCCCAGCACAGTCATACTTAATATGTGCAAGTACACTTACTACAAACAAATAATCTGTTGGAAAATTAACTCTATCTATAAAGTACTCTTCAGATCCTATAGTCTCTCCTTTGTAATAAGCTGGGAGTTGAGACTCTACAACTAAATGTCGTAAGTCATCAATACGCTTTTGAGACTGTTCGAATCCCCTTTTGTATTTATTCCCAAAAGTCGAATAACGTTGCTTGATGAATTTGTCCATAGCGGTATTCAACTCAAAGTCAATTTCTTGAGGTAAGAAATTGTCCATTTGAAATGAAGCAATTTTCTGTACCCCAAGATTGACCGCTATATGCATTTCATCTATTGTCATTAGACTTTCAGTTCTTTAAGCTGAGCACGCATTGCGTTTACCTGCCCAGAATTCTTTTTGTTATTAATATAGATAATTGTGTCTGTGATGTTCTCTCCAATAACTTCATCACCGTAAATGATTTGGTTTCCAATAGTTCTGAACACCCCATACTCAATCATTTCCTCAATCTCTGCTCTAACATCAAGATCTTTGTCTGTTGCAAATTTCAAGAATCTCTCAGGATATGAACTCTTAAGATCATATAACTGGTTTTCAACTTCAAGATCTGTCAAAGCTTCTGGACGTGATCCTTTAGATAATACTCTCATAAGTCTACGCATCTTAGCGTAATCTTTTTCAAGTTTAATCATCTCCTTATCTGCCTCTTTCTTGACTTTAACGTCAGCATTACGCTTGAGGAGATCAATCTCAGGATCGTAGATGTAAAACTTTTTATTTCCATCAGCCTTCATAGCTTCTTCACTTTCAGCTACTTGTCTATGTTTGATACACCACTTGTAAGTAATGTAGTCCATAGGGTTGAATGGGAACCCATCTTCATCTACTGTAATGTCTAATTCCACTCCTTCGAATGGAACTTTCAAACTCATACTAGCCCAAAAATCTTTTTCTTTTTTGGGCCAGTCTGCGTGTGTTGGAGGTACGTCAAGTACTTTAGATAAAAGCTTGTGAGCTTCTTCTCCTTCTACTCCCTTCAACGGTTGTCGTCCTATAAAAATAGAGCCGATCTTAATTTTTGCCCCAGCTCTAATCTCCTTAGGGAGATGGTTAAGGACTTCTTTGCGCCTGATAATAATTTTTCGCATGGTTTTAAAATGTTCTTTTAAGGTTTAAGAATAACTTCGGTCTTTATTGGGAAAAATGGGGAACCCGCCCGTCGGCAGGCTCCCCTCTGCAAACCAAACACAAATTACGATGCTACACACTGAAGATCAAGGCTAGTATCGAATCTGCGAAGCAGGATACCAGCAGTCTTTAACATGTGTACAGACGCACCGTCTATATCAGATGCTCTTGTGTCAGAAGAAGCAAAGCCTTTCGGAACAACCGAACCTGCAACTGCCCAACGGAGCATTTCACGACCTTTCTTGTTAATCATCTGGAGGTTGTTTTCTCCATCGTAAGAAGACTGGTCAACAAACACCATTCTGTAAGATTCCAACGGCAAACCAGATTCCGGGTGCTTCTTAGAAGCTTGTGCAACCGGACCGTGATCGAACAACGGAACTTTAACAACGTTCACACGATGTCCATCAACGTGGTCATAGGACGTGAAGTAACCAGTAATACCAAGGTTACGACCGCTGCCAGTGATGAACTTAGACTCCGTAGTTTGGAGATATGTATTTCCAGATGCGCTGTAGTAACTACGCAATGCTTTATCGAATTCACGAGCACCTCCAATACCAGTGTACAGAGTAACTTGCTTATCCGTAGCGTCAGTCATACCGTAGAACAAATCACCGATAACGTCCTCAATCTTAGCTTGAGTAAGCGTAGAGTAAGTGTCTTTGTTAATGATTTGCTCGAAGAGACCCGGGCCAGAGATAACGGGTTGACCGTTCTCATCAAGCATTTGATTCACACCGTTGTCGTCATAAGTTTTAGCGCCGTACCAGTAGTACATTTCGCACTCTTCCTTAAACTTAAGCATGTGACGGTATTCTTCGTAGTCCATCCACAACTTAGTGGTTTGACCATCACGCATCGGGAGAGTAAATTGAGCAACGTAATCTTTTGCATTACCAGAGAAGTGGTAAGACTTACGAACTGTACCAATTTTGCTTCTCACTAAACCAGGAGCGGTCCAGTTAGATGCATTACCACGCGAGAAGTCAATACCCACGTTAGCGTAGAGCATACCCCACAATGCACCTGCTGCTCTATCTGCTGCAGGAACGTTTGCTGCATCAGGAGAAACAAGCTTCAAAGTGTACTTGTATCCTCCAGCATCAGGAACAGGTTGCTCCATAATACGAGCCAACAAACCAGTTTGAGATACGAGCGTGTAGGGGAAAATGAACCACTTGTCCGGGAAAGTAAGCGTGAACATAGAACCACCAGTACCATCTCCAGCGTTAGCAACAACCGGACGAACGTTAACTTCGTGTGTTTTTACACGGTACTCATACTCGAAACGATCGATAGACTTAGTGTTTCCAACACCCTCAGTCAAGAAGGAGAGCGGGAATTTCTTCTCTTCTCTACCTGCCAAGTGAGTAATAATAGGAGACAACTCTTCGGGCTTCTCCATGAGAGCATTTACCAAAGAGTTGGTATCAGTCATTTGTTGATCGTTGTAGTACGTTTTAAGAACTTGCATTAAAGCCATGATTGTAAATTTTAAAGGTTAATTTTATTTATTGAAAAAGCGCTCCCAAATCTAAATTGTCAGAGTTAAACTCTCTGCTCTTGCGTGCATACTTAGCTGCACTCTTAGCTTTTTGTTCGTTATTAACGATTCTATCTCTCAGACTTTGAACACTCTTAGTTCTAGCCTTAGTTTCAATAACATCCTTGAGATTAAAACCATTAAATAACAAATAATCAATTGCAATCTTTGTATCTAACTCTGCCTTTTGATAATCTAAGTCCCTCTTGGTTTCCCCATTAGGACCTATAGGAGTTGAGATATAATTGAAGAATTCTGCTTTACGCTTGTCTGGGATACGGATACCTGCAAACTCATTTTCAGATTCGATAGTTTCTGCTACCTTATTCCAAAACTCTTGCACCTGCCTTTGTTCCTCAGCCTTTACCTGCTTCTGTTCTTCAATCAATTGCTTTCTGTACTCATTCTGAGAATCTGCTAATGACTTCTTAGCTCTAAGAGCTTTGTCATATAACTTCCCAGTTTCCTCAAAGTCGTTTATACTTTCTTGAGCAAACTCGTCGTCGTGACCTTTTGCTTTAAAGTATTGAAACAAGATTGCTTTTTGACTTCTCCTATCATCTTGAGCAAGTTCAAATTCAGCAAAATCATTTTGAGGATTAAATGCTTCAAAGAAAGCTTTAGGGTCACCACCCGCAAGTACATAATCTAAATGTTGTTGTACTTCCGGGAATTGAGAAAATAACTGTTGGAGTTGATCCTCTGCAATATTCTGAGCAACGTCTTTTACAAAACTTGTAAGACCCTCAGTTGTCTCATCATATTCATCATTTAACTCGTAACCTAGCGTTCCTGCAATTTCAGAAATGATTGATACAGAATTATCATCTTCCGCATCTTCATCATCTTCCTCTTCTTCATCTTCATCATCTTGTGGATCTGCTAGAGGATCATCTTCATCGTAGTCGCGGGGTTCGGTATCTATTTCTTCCTCCTCCTCATCAACTTCTTCAACATCATCGTCGATATCTTCGACTTCTTCAGTTTCTTCTTGCATTTCTTGCAAGCCATCTCCGAGCATATCATCAAAGGAAATAGCGTCGAGATCTACTTGTGGGCCTGCTTGAGCTTTTGTGTTGGTTGTTTTTCTCATGATACAAAAATATTTTTATTTGGTTTAATTTGCAACATATTTTTAGTTTTTTAAAAACCTTTTATAATATCCCACTTTTGCTTATTTCTTGCGGGTTTTAGCTTTGATTTTAGCTTCCTGCTTTAGCATAGCTTGTGTTGGTTTCTTTCCAGAACCTTTGTTAGCACGGATATTATCCCAGAGTCCTCTTTGGCTATATGAGCCATCAGCTCTCTTGATCATTTGTTTTTTAGCCATTGTTTTTTATTTAGTTTTAAATACTTTTTTACACCTCCTTTTTTTAATCCTTCTCTTTGTTCAGGCTTAGCACCCTGCATTCCAATTGCTGCAGCGCCTCCAACCGCCCCAACTGCAGGTAGTGTATTAAATAATCGTGCTAATCCTTCCGGAGTTTGATATATGTCAAAAAATCTATTATCTATAAGATCTCCAGCTAAAGTATTTTTATTTCTAAGTTCACCTATCATTTGTGGTGTTACAATTTGGCCCGGCTGCAGATTTCCAAGATGTCTTAATTCTTGAATTCTTGCATATTGTTCGGTAGGATTAGCTAAATATCCTTTATAATAATTATTCATATCCCCCGTACGTAAATAACCTATTAGATCGGTACTAACATCTTCAGTTAAATCTCCTCTAAATATATTAGTCCACTTTTGTCCTGGAATTTCTGCTGTGGAGTTTTCTATGTAATCTATAAACTCTTTAGGTATTCTTCCATGAGATCCCTCATGTATTCCTGTACTTATTGCATCATTATAAAGATTGGTAGAATATAAATTTTTTGAGTTTGTTAAAAGTGTATATGGATTTAAAATATCTTTTCCAGCCATATGGGTTAAAGTTGGGTCTACTCTCTGACTCGGAAAATGTCTAAAAGATACCCCATTAAAAGTTGTAGGATCTATAGATAATTCATCCAGTTTTAAAAAATCGTCTGAACTTAAAACTTCTAATGGGGGAGGTTGCTGGTTTATAAATGATCTAGCAGATTGAGATGAATTTTCCATAGTAACATTTTCTGGAATTAATGCATCAATTCTCCTTCTAGTTTCTGGATGAGAAAACCAATTAGTATTCCACGTATCTGCATCTCTTGCTGCATTTTGAACAATTCCTATTCCTTCCTCAAGTGATCTAATGCGTCCAAAAGATGGAATATTTGGTATATTTGATGGTATTAATTCATCAATATTTCTTGTAACTACATCAGCTGCTACTCCTCTTCCGGGCATTCTTATTGTTCCTGGAAGAAATATTGATCCAAGAGCAAGTCCAGCTCCTACTCCACCTTGTACATAATTTCCTCGAGCAAGATCTACTCCAGATTGAATTAATGCAGTTAAATCTCCTCCAGGAGTAACTGTTTCTGCTACTGATACTGGGGTAGCTCTACCGCTAGTCATAGCTGCACGCTGGTTGGGATCTGCCCACTGAGCTTCTCTCTTCATACCAGATATGGCAAAAGAATCTGCTTCATTTTGCTCTTTTATAATAGGATCTACATATCTAGATTGTGGAGCAGCAGATCTACTCATAGTCTCTGGTCTAATTCCAAGATCTAGTGTCGGGGCGGGTGTTCTTCTCGGTTGTAGAGTAGTAATTTCACCTCCGGGTTGATATTTTCTTCTACCTCCAGTCTTCATATTAGCTGGAGTTTCTATCACTATCCCCTCTTGAGAACCTGTTGGGAGAGATTGTATTCCTGGAGGCACATTCTTGAATGACTCAATTAAATGCCCTTGATTGTTATACTTCTCAATATTAATTGGGGCTTTCATCCCAACAGTATTGAATGGAGTATTAGCAGGAACATTGGGGAATACCATAGTTTGATTTGTATTCCCAGCTGCATGATAAGGTCTTAAACCTTCTGCTTGTTCTTCAGGGGTTTCAGCAATAGCTACTTGTTGTTCTTGTTGTTGTTCTTGTTGTTGTGTTTGTTGTTGTGTTTGTTGCAGTTGTTGCAACTGTTGCTGCCTAACTTGTTGTTGCTGTTGTTGTTGAAAATCAGCTATAAGATCAATACCTTGATTGTATGCCCCAAATACATCCATAATAGAGCCTGGGAAACCAGATGCTCTATGCCTTTCAAGTAATTGTCTTCTAATCTGATTATTCATTACCCAAGAAACTTAAGTTTGTAATACGCAGAATTGAGAGCAGTCTTGATTGTATCTAAATCATTGACTATCTCAGAGAATGGGAGAGAAGATTGAGTATCTGTAATCTTATTTCTTAATGCATCTATGTAAGACAGTGCATCAGCAACTGTATTTAACTCTGGGGCAGATACAAACTTGTAGTTAGGAATCTCACCTGTTGCTCCTTGAAAAGATTCAGCTACCTGGTCTGCTAATCCTGGGAGAGCGTCATAGAGTTCGTTGAGGGCTTTATGTTGAGCATAAGAAGATTGTCCTGTTACAATTAAGTGCAGTACATGAAACTTATTCGCAGCATCAAGCATCTCCACAACTAAGTCTGGAACTTTAGAGGATTTCTTCTCCTTTACTTTAGCAAGTTTATCTATATAGTTCATTTCTTAGCTTTTGGTTTCGGGGCAGCTGGAGCTTTAGGGGGTTCAGGCTTCATAGCTTCCATCTCTTTAATCCCTGTCTCTCTAGATTTGATCTCTAACTCTTTCTGACGTAATTCAAAGTCATTAATTATCTTCTGAAGATCAATGTCTAGTCTGTTAGTTTGATCAGATGCTTCTGCATTGATGAGTGCAATCTCAATATCTTTCTGTCTATTGCGCTCACTGTCTTGGAATTTCATCTGAGACTCTTGCTGCTTAGCCTGAAGTTCTTGCTGACGCATCTCCATTTCTGCTTGTTGTTGAGCTTGGGCTAATTGTTGCTGCGATCTTTCT